GTAGTCGGTGATTAGTCGACGTTACGTATGGCCGCGAACGCGGCCGTGGGCCCGCCCAGCCGGGCGGACACCACAGCCACGAGGCCGCGGATTGCAGCATCCTTGAGCTGCTTACCCACCGCCGTGGCCGCGTCAGTGAAGAAACTTTTGGTTCCAGCTTTGGCGGCGGTGGCGGCTTCCGCCAACAGGGGGTTGGCGGGCACGCTTGGGGTCGAGAAGAGGGTCATGCCACTGCTCTCCGTGAACATGAGCTCGTAGTGTACGATGATCTCAATGTCCAGGGTGGAGCCGTCGGCACAGCCGTCCAAGTAGATGGTGATGGGGTTCACACCCGGAGAGATCCAGGTGGTCACTGGCGCTATCACGTTGAGGAGGTCCGAAGGGAACCACTTTGTGGGCACCTCTGCGGTCCGGGATCCCACCATGCTCAGGTTGTGGGCATCCTGAAGTGCCACGTCCAGCACCTCACTGCGCGCGTACGAACCTACGTTCGTCGTGGCAGACATGATGCTGTTCGTCACGGATCGCAACCGGACCATCCCCCCGCTGGAAAGCGGGGGAACTATGTTCCGGCAGCGAACGCCGTAACTAACGACGCGGTAAGCGGTAACAGCAGCATTAGCATTCGGGTTCGCCACCCTGTTTGCCCACGTCGCAATACCACCAACAACCCCCGTAGGGAGTACATAAGGTACGCTGACGTAGTTAGGCATAATGACAAAAGCACCCTGACCAGCGGATGAGGCCAGAGTGAGAGTGTGATGATCAGTAAAGGGAAGAGAGAAAAGGCTGCTATCATCGGGGTATTTGGCTCCGACGGCGTGGCTGCAGAAAGGGTCGGTAAGGCCACACACCTTAGCCACGAGCTGTGGCGGCGGCATGCGGCGAACGCCCCCCACGTTCTGCGACCGTGAGGGGCGGGGTTTGGAGCGCGACTTGGCGGAGTCGCGCTTGCGCTGGATTGTCTTTGTTTGTTTAGTCATCCTACTGGCGGTAGATCTCTCCGAACCCTTGGTTGATGCTCCAAGTGGGGGCATCCACCTCGGCTCCGCCGGGTGCGGCACCGATGGTCGAGAAGGTCCAGAGGTCCAACCTCCGCTCCAATGCCAACTGGTCCATGATGGACAGGCCAAAAGCGGATGAAAACGACTCCCGTGCACACATTTGCACAGTTTGTGGTTCGACGTCTCCAGCCCGCATGCCCAGGTGGCGCAACTCTCGTTGCGTCCGGGCAAACAGACCTTCTGACACCACCTGTAAGTCGACCGCCTCTGACGGGACATTGCGGAGTACCGCGCATGCAAACGCCTGCAGCACGGGCACCCCTAGGTTGATGATGAGCTCGCACATCCCTATTGCGTGTAGCACCTTCTTCCGGTACTTCAGGGATGTCCAATGACGTGTGCCGCAGAGAGCGTTGGACATAACCAACTCATAGTACCGGACGAACTTGTATCGCCCGACAGCATACTCCACGACCTTGGAACGGCAAAACTCCACCTCAAACAGCTCGTGCACGGTCGGCTCGACCTTCATCTCCATCCCAAAGGACAGAAAGATGGGAGCCAGGTTGGCACGAACCAGCGCTTCGGACTTGCGTTCGACGATGATGAGGCAATCATCCCCGTCGTCGAGGCAGTCCCACTTCTCTACGGACAGTGCAAGAAAGAACGCAATCAGCATGACGAGCATGAGCACGCAGTTACCAACTGCTGTGTTCATATCACCACTCATACGCCGACCGAGCAACTTGTACACCATCCCGAGGTTGGAAAAGCAGAGGTTGCGCAGTTGCCAGGAGAGCACCTGTTGGAACATCGGGTCCGGGTTGGACATGAGGTACACAAAGTGCTCGATCTCTAGCAATTCTAGCGAAACGTGCTTGTCGAACCGACTTGCGTCGATGCTAATGACTGCCGGATCATCAAACTCCGACATCTTCAGCTTCAGCAACTCAGCTCGCCCGACGGAGTTGAGGCCCTTTGCGACATTTCTAGTTCTCGGAACGCCCTTGGAGGCAGACGAGAGGTGGTAGAGATGATGCTCGATTGGATGCAAGTAGGATCCAAGAACAACAGCGTACTTTGGAGCCCGGAACTGAATAGCTCGGGGATCCGGATCACGCTTCGCATGGGGGTCAAATCGCTCGGGTTTGACGAACATTTTGATGGTCGCGTCCTTCTTAGTTAGTGCCTTGTGGCTAAGTTTCTCAGCGGCTGCGTCGTAACGCGCCCGCTTGGCACCAGTGTACCGCTTCGCCATCTCATCGTATGGGTTCATGGTAGTGGGAGGAAGTTCGCGCCCAAGTGTTCGGGCTGCAGGTCTTAGCAATGCTAGCCCATCTTTTGTGGGCTTGGGCACTGGGCCTGCTACCCTTCCAACCAGGCTGCGAAGCTGGTTTTCAGGGCAATCGTAATGGAATGTGGGTTGGAATCCTAGGCCGTCTAGGCGGGCCACCCTCACAAGTGACCCTTTGTGGCGGTCGACGTCCTGGGCTGGCATCCGAATGATCGAACATCCCTTGTCAAGGATGAGATCTTTCGTTTGCCCACAGCATACCCCTTGGACGGCGACGGGCCCCCGTCAGTGGACGGGGAGACTGACGCCACCGGGAAGCCTCCCGGCGACGGCGTCTGTGGCGGTCCACATCCCTGCTAGGATGTCTGGGAGCGCCACTACCCTGGCCCACGCAGTTTCGACGGATGTGTGCGTCTCTGCGAGTTTCACGGACATCGTCAGTTGAGACAGACGTTCCGTTGCGGACCACGACTTGCAACTTTTACCCATGTGGGATAGCGCGGTCTGTCGTAAGGACCGCGTCAGGTTCTCATCTCGGGGCATCCCGAACGCAGCAGTTGCCACGACGGCCATCAGCTCGGGATCAACTCCCGTCGCTAATGCGATCGCGCGCAATTCGCCTAATACGTCTGGTACGACCAGGGGCATGGGCCAGATCGACGAGTGGATCCAGCCAATGGCCCGGATGGTCGCATAGACCCCTAAACAAGCAACCAAGATTGCTCCGACTACGCAAAGGGCGAACAGGAAGGCCATTTCAGGTCTTACTTCGGTGCCGCGCACCGTGTGCGCAAGGCGGTAGTCTACCAGCCACTGCGTCCACACGTCGTACTCATTGCAATCCCACCCAGATCGCATCCACCCGTACTGCAACCGCTTAGGCACGAACGACCACAGGACGTCCCAGTGCCATCGCACCGAGCTGAGTCCAGTGGCCGCCAGCAACAAATTGCCGGCAAGTTCGAGCCTTGGGCGGCCCACCGAGATGATCCGCACCGAGACTGCCAACGCCGCCAACCCCTTGATCCACTCAAGGACCAACGGGGTCGCGGACGCCAAGCACGTCTCAGTTTGGACCCACTTCGGATACAGACCGAGCACGCGCCCAAAGATCCCAACCACTAGCGT